GCCCCTACAGTATCAAATTCACCTGTAGGATCAATCTCTATTTGATCCATAATCTCTTTTAGATTCGGGTCAGTTTCAAAATATTCCCTGATTGCTGCTATCGCCTCCTCGTCACCATCTAATATTTTTTCTCGAAGTTCAAACAATTTTTGTTGTATTAAATCTTCTTTAGCAATCTTTCGCTGTTCAGGATCTATTTTAAAATTAGGGTCTGTAAATATTCTATATGATCGAACACCATATTCACCCACGCTATCCTTAATTGTTTGCAATAAGTCCTCACTTAAGGAATCAAAAGCAGGATTGTTCAGGATTTTCTTTTGTTGATCCTCAAGTAGAAATTTAAGTAACTGAATGTCCTGTGCTATATTTTCATTATCAAGTATAATTTCTTGAAGCGCTTTAGTTTGTGCCTCACTACTCTTAGAAAAATAGTATTCGTTTGTCAAATCTAATATCCGCTTTTGATCTTCCTGGGATAATTTACTTACGGCTTTTTTTATTCGAAGAGAAGCAAGATATAAACGATTCTTAATAGGTTCAATCATAGAAGTAGCAACCTCTTGAGCCTGGACTACTTTTCTATCCGCTCCTCTTAATCTTGTACCTAGTTTTTTCTCAAACTCTTTTAAGGTAATGTTAGACTTAGATCTTATCCATTCAGTAATAGGTTCAAGTATATTTTTCTGTCTCTCGTAACTCTCCGGATCAGGTCGTCCTTCTACATTTCTGGATTCAGTAACTCTAAATGTTTCTTCTTGAGTCTCAGGATCTATGTTGACATCCACCCTTTCAGAAGTTCTTTTAAACCTATCGGACTTTAATCTTTCCGCTGTTTTTACTTTTCTTAAATCGGAACCGGTACGTATAGCCTCAGTAACACCAGTAAGATAACCTTCTATATCCTTTGCAAGTCCAGCATCTTCAAACAACTGTACTCTATTATTAGTAATCTTTCGTATGATGTTATTTAAAAATGCTCTTATTTCTTCTAAGAATGAAGGAGAAAATTCAATCTGTCTCCCTCCTATCTTAGCGGCTAACTCTACCATGAACTCTTCAGACTTGTAAGCGCCTCCGGATCTTTCCTTATATCTTTCCGCAAATTCATTCAGTTCTTTAACATCAGATCTCTTCAGTCGATTAACAATTAATTTTCTAAACTGATTAAAATCTACAGGATTAGAGTCAAAATAATCAGCAAAGACCTGGTGCATGACTTCATGATAGGCCGTCTTATATGCTATTCGATCTGATTTTTTTCTTTGAATTTTGTTACCTAATAACTGTATAATTTTATTACCAACTCCTCTAGTTCCATCTGCTTTGGTAGTACTAGTAACACCAGCAGTCCCCTCTACGTTTCCAAAACCACTGGCTTTAGCGCCTTTTTTATATCCGTCCTCTGTAAATCCAATTATAAACGTATCAGCATTAGGGTTTAAAGACTTGAATGCTTCAGATGCTAGTATCATCTTCTGTACTTCTACTCTATCTCCAGGGCTAAGGTTTTCCATCTCCCCAAATAAAACAGCCATATCACCAGGGTCAAATAAATTTAGATACCCATCGTTTTTAAATCTATTCCTAGACTCTTCTAGTGTATCAACCTCTATGTCTCTATTAGGTTGACGATCTTTTATTATATTACTAGCCGTAGAGTTTATTTTTTCTTCTGATTTTATCTTTATTTTTGCTTCAATTTCTCTACCTTTTTCTGAATAAATAGCACTTTCTTGATCTGTAAGAACTTCATTATTTATAAACTTATCTGCAATAGAAGAGATAACTCCTTCTGAAACATTGCCTGTGTCTACAAAATCTTTATATATTTTTTCTGTTACTTCCTCGCTCTTTAGTTCTCCAGATTTTTCCTGTAATGCTTCCTCCTCCGTTGTACTTCCTGCACTAAATACAGTTGCTTGTCGGCTGGTTGCGTTCTCATTAATTAATTTAGTTAAAGCAGTACCTAGTTCGTCTAACTGATTTTCTACAGCGGCCTTTTCTGTTGGGCCAAAGTCTTTATTGTCTCTGTTGTCTCTAAGTACAGCGACATTTTCAAAAATGCTTTGAGTTAATTCTGATGCCTGAGCAAATATCTTTTCGTCTAACCCGACTAACTGTTGTTGTATTTCTAAAAGAGAAGTATACTTTTGATTAGTGAGTTGGTTAAGATCTCTTTGAAGAGCCTTCTTAATTGTTCTGGATTGATCCGGTTTCTTTAAGGTTTTTTTAATGTCTTTAATCTTAGTGTCAAGGATCCCAATGCGACCATTGTCAACGGCTAAAGACACCGCCATACTTTTATTTAGCATGTCACTATCTTGCGTACCTGCCCACTTAGAATAGTTTCTTTCACCTGGAGTAAGTGCCTGCGTAGCATAGTAATTGTAGATAGCCCCTGGCGCTCCTGTGAAGGGGCCTGCGGCAGCCTCTAACAATACTTCTCTCATGTTTATGTCTTTGCCCTGGGCTGCGGTTCCTATAGCCTCTCCTCCTGCACCTAGTGCTGAGTCAAATCCAATCTCTTTAGCCGTTGCTGTGGTCAAGGATGTTCCTTTTTTCATGGCGCTCTTAATAAACTGACCACCTCGTCCCGCTGTTATTCCATCAAGAAGACCAACAGGTATTCCTTTCTCCAAGCCTTTTTCTTTAGCCTCTTTAAGTTTAGCCTCACCCTCTGGAGTCTGCTTAAAAAGAACATCACGTAATTGATCCTCATCGGTAATATCTACCCCTGACTCTTGTAGTGCCTCAAAGAAAGATCCAGTATACTCCGTGGCCCCTGATCCTGTGCCAAAGAAACCTGCCAGCGCACCCCCTACTGTCCCAAAGAAAGGTATAACAGAACCAGCAGCGCCCCCGGTTAGTGCCGCAGGAATGGTTATTTCAGGAGCAGAGAAACTTGAGAAAAGACTTTCAGGCAGCATGGTTGCCACGTCTAAAACGAAAGAAGCAATAGGATGAGTGTCCTGGTTTAATTTTAAAACATCTGATTCTTTAGGTGCGTCCCTTTCTAGGATAGCGTTAAAATACGCTATATTTTCTAGGTCGGGATATGTTGCTGCCATCTCAGCAGCAAGTCTACCTCTTGAATTCCCTCTATTCCATAACCGCTGTAACTCGTTTGGATTTTTATCTACGATCATCCATGTACTCTTCCCCTCAGAAGGGTCATCAGATACCGTACCTAGTACATCCTCTACTATTCCATTCCTCTTAGCCAGCGAAGGATTCGCTTCAGCCTGCTCTTCAAAGTTATCGGGGAGTTGTTGGGCTGCGATCGACACTGGCAAGTTGGACAGTGAGTATGAATCGACCGAGGTTGAGACTGAATCTTCGACTCCAAAGTCTTTTTTTTTTTTGTAGAAAACCTCTACTTCTGGAATCCCTTGCTCTTGCCCACCATCTATGAGGGCTTGCTTGACCTGTTCCAGTGATACATCATTCTTGTATGCAGCCTCTAATTGTTTTAATTCTCCTTCGGTCATCTTATATGAATTTTAAACTTGAACTAATTCCATTCCGTTAAAGAACAACGGATACTCATCCATGTAGGTTGAGATTAATTCCTTAAACTCTTCCGGTGAATATTTTCCTAGATCAATTACTTTTCGGTCTACTAAATCTTGTAAGGCTTCAGTTGTCATCATGGTGACACTAACCTCTGGTTGATCCCCATAATCTAAACCTACAGCAGAGTCCAATTCTTCTACGATTTCAGAAACATTCCGTATATCGTTGTAAACTTCTTCCGTATTTGGTAACGCCTTAATCTTGTCTTGCTCTTCGTATTGTCGATCAACAAGAGTACGATCTTTGCCATCATCCTCTACCACTTCTGTCTCACTTACCTCAGTGGCTTCTACTTCTCTTCTTGGTAATGGATCTGTTGTTACTACTGTTTCTTCCTCAACCTCAGAAGCCCCCCTAAGTTCAGGACTTAAATCAGGATTTGTATTATCTGAGGGAGAACTGACGCTAGGAATATCCATTGTAAGTCCACCAAATATTTGTTCCATTGCTGATTGTGGCCCACCTATTGGATTCGTTGGTTGATAATTAGGGTCATTCACATCCATTGGCATACGAGGATCTAATGGCCTTACTTGAGTTTCTTCTGGGTCTATAGTCTTCACTACTTCCTCACTCACGCTCTCCATTACTTCACCTGGCCTTGGTTTGTTTCTAGGATCATTCGGATCTAGTGGTCGGAATGAGGCTAAGGTTGATGGATCTAGATTTGCAAACCGGTTCTGCATATCATCGTATGTGTTTATTATTCTCTGAATTTGCCCCTCGTTATTCCAACCCTGATTTTTGATTTGTTCCCAAGGAACAACCTCCGTTACTTTATAGTTTTCTTTATCAAAATTGTTTGTCTCGATCTTCTGATCATACGTTATTTTTACAATAGAATTTCCTTCTGTATCTAAACCTATACTTTCAATAGTTTTCTTAACACCTTTGTCGTCCTCGTAAGCAGGACTATTACCTTTTATGTTTGTAATGAACGCTATATTGTTTGCAAACCCCCTAGGTGCTTTAACTTCTGTATCGACAAAGTTTGTGCCTTCTTTCAGTGTTCTTGCAGGAGTAAGGGGAATAGTATTGTTCTCAGGTACTTGATAACCAAAAACACTTTCTGCATCGGCTAGCGCTTTTTGTTTTGCTTTGTTTTCTGCCGCTGTTCTTTCATCCATTTCTACTTGAGACCTGTAGGTAGCACCGAAAAGATCTCCATAGTATTCTATTAAGCCTTTTGCTTTTTCTGGATCCTTAGCATACTCTCTGATCAATCCAATATCTGACGCTGTATTAGTTAAAAGACCCTGATGAGATAATGCCGCAGCATATACCCCTTCCAGATCCTCAGTATCTAGATTCCTTGTTTGTAGAAATGTAGCCTGTGTAGATTTTAATTTATCAAGATCAATTATACCTGTGTCCTGGTCCCTAAACAGATTCTCATTTACTGTCCTTTTAAACTCACTAGATATATCCATCACATTAGCGGTGGGAACATTAAATCTTTTGTATTTATTTAATTGAGGAAGGGTAGCGAGTTGATTGTCTAATTGAGAAAGATCTGTGATGTCAGTATTTCTAAGATCATCTAGATCAGCAATCAATACATCAGGGCTATTATATTTAGAAGGGTCAGAAAGAATTCGAGCCTCGCGTTTGTTTAACTCCTGTGTATACTGAAGTCCACTAGACATTACATCTTGATACTGATTGTAAAGATCTGTCCTATATCTTCTAGCATCTACGGACATGTCCCCCTCATTAAGACTGTCCTGGATCTTGTTGAAATAACCTTGACCTAAGTCCTTAAGACCTGGGGTCAATGCTCCCCTTACCTTTTTAAAAGAGTCCATGTACTCTAGTTCCCTATTTTCTTGTGCCTCTCTTTTAGCAACAGCGTTATCGTAGATAGCACCAAAGTCTACCTGGGGCATACTCGCTGTTGATTGAAAAAATCTAGTATCAGCCATTAAATTGTTCTTTACTTAACAAGTTACGTATGAACTCGTGCAGTTCACTGTCTCCTTCGTTGGATAATTGCTTAAGCATCTCTGCTTGTTCCGGATTAAATATATATTCGCCTCCAGTCATCTCTCCAATCTTCTCTTCTCCTTGAACGATATCAATAGGGTTATCATCGTGATCAAATTCTCCTGGCGTTTCCCTTACTTCTTCTTCTAAGTCACTGGGGCTAACTTCTTTTTTAATAGTAGAGACCATGTTGAGCATAGCCTTTAGTGCATCAACCTCTTCGTCTGATGACGTGGGTTGCATACCTCCTCTGTCGTACATGAACTCTTCTTCTACAGCCTCATCAAAAGGAATCATAACGTCTTGAACGGATTGATCTGCTGCCGCTGCATATTTTGGCGAACGACTAATTAATTGGGGAAATCTTCTTTCCCCTCCTTCACGAACATAGTCATAACCTCCATCGGGATTTAAAACTATATTATCTGAGGTAAAAGTGTTTCTAGGTAGAGATGAGTCTATGAGATCCATTTCAGGAAGAGTTGTTAAGTTCTCCTTAAATGCTGCCCCTCCAATAGATAAATCCTCGAAGGCAGTTTCTTCTAACATCTGAGGAACGTAAGGTTCTTGTGTAATACTTGTAAAGTTTAGATCAGGTGGAGATCGAGGAGGGGTTATTTCACTCATCATCTGTGCGGCTCTTTTCATTCCAGGAGTAACACCTCTTAAATCTTGAACAGTTTGAGTTCTTCCTCCGGTAATATCAAAACTACCACCTCTTAGGTCCTGAACAGTTTGAGTTCTTCCTCCGGTAATATCAAAACTACCAATTTGATTAGCATTCTTATTACTACCAATTCCAGGAACACCCTCTGCCATATTGCTAACCTCTAAAGATGAATCTGTTTGATCACCCAACAAAGAGTTGCCAGACACATCAGTATTATTATCCTTCTTTTTCTTTGATAGGCTACCCGCTACTTGTGCAAGTCCACCAAGACCTTGTGCTATACCACCATAGGTTTGAGCACGACCGGCATCAGCAGCACGTTGAAGTCTAGTTAGATTACCTCCTAGTCTTTGGTTTATTTGATTGACTTGAGACGCGTCTTGGGCAGCAGATAATTGTGCACCATAGTCTCCAAATTGTTTTAAGGCTCTATCAGTAGACATACCGGTTGCCCTTTGAAGACTAGCCGTTCTTCCTGCCAACGCCCTAGACCCACCAGATTGAGCGAGTTGCTGAGCCGCTGTTGCCTCTGCCCTAAGTGCTGAGTCTATAGAAGCCTGTGCGTCACCCTCTTGTCTCGCTACTCTTTGCCTAGCGGCTTGACTTCTAATAGGACTGGCCGCCTCTTCAGCAGCCATAGCCATTTTCTTTTTTGCGTTTCTTTCTTGAATGCCTCCAGCAATTGCGCCATAAGCCCCTGCTGCCATGTTCAAGGCTCCTCCGACCCAAAATTTCTTAACATTGTTCATAATACAAAAGTACTGATTATCACTGACCTTGCTGGTTGTGTAGGTTAGACTTAGAATAAATAAAGTTTATTGCGTAAAGTTCGTGAGGCGTTGTTATACTATTACTGAACTTTGCTTTTAAATAATAGTCCCTAATTGAATCACCTTCAATAGGAGAATTTCCTATTAATACTATCGTGTCATTTTGAATAACTCCCGATACGGTACCGTTACAAACCAGAGTAGTTCTTCCTGATACAGAAGACGCAAATAAAACAAGAGGTACTAATGCCTTTGAAGAGGTGTCTACTTTAAACAAAGCCGTACTATTTCCTAGTGGAAAGGACATATTGTTTATAGCGTTTTTAAATGTTATTACATTCGTACTCGTTGAGTCTACAACCCCTAGGGAAAAGACCTCTGATGTTCCATTTACTTTAGTGATGTCCGCTGTTGCTGTGTAAGATACCGTGTTATTAGAGTCTTGATGGATTGGTGCGTAATAAAAACCTTCTTTCTCTTGCCATATAGAATTGGCCAGAGCACTTGTTTGATCCGTGTTGGTTATTTCCGCACTCCAATCTTTATTATTTCCCTCTAAACTTACCGCCTCATATACTTTGACCATAGATGGGTTATAGTTAGATACTACCTCTACAATAGATGGGGAAGCAACTCCATAAAAAGTATTTCTAGCGGCTGTTGGTTCATGCTCATAGATCTGTCCATCTTTAAAGGTATACAACCTGTCAGATAGTCCTGTTAATTGTTCGGCTATATACGAATATCTCGTACTCCAAAAATCGCTACGAACATCATACGCAACAGTGAATGCTGGGAGTGTTTCTGCTGTGTTAGTAATGGTTCCTGAAGAACTAGCACTTGATGCAGATATAGAAACCGCTCCAGTCTGTTGGTTAAACTCTCCAGGAGTAAATGCACTAAATGAAGACGTTAATAAAGGAAGTTCTATAGCGGTGTTTAGAGATGCGCTACTATTTTGTGCTGGCTCTAAATCTTCAGCGATCGCTACAATTGGGGTATTCGTTAATTGATTAACAATCAGCAAAGCCTCTCCGGACTTGTCTGCTTTGTCCTGACTTACTGAGAAATCTCTAGGATCTGAACTCCAATCAAACGTGAGTTCATTATTATAGACAGGGGTTACTTCTATTGTAGTACCCCCTGCGTTTGTCCTTCCTAATCCTGTTACGGTGGTAGCCGACAACTCAGATGTTAAATTGTCTACAATGGTTATTGTTGAGGTACTTAATGCAGGGGAACTAATGATGTACTCATTATTCTCTCTGTCCATTCCTCCGATATACTTACGATTCATTGCACTAGCAGAGGAGGAAAACATTTTAGACTTAAAGAATGAGTCCATAAGTTGTTCACTTACAACCTGGATTCCTGTATCAAAATTTATTTTACAAACCTTTCCTGCCTTTGCGTCAACGAAGAATACACTACCCCTATATGTCGCTACAGACTCTGCGTTGTCGTTGCACCCATATTCTGCGGCATAATATTTAACTGGACCTACGACTTTATTAGTCGCTGTTAACGTATCTCCTGCTGGAGCGGTTAATAGATTCCTATCCACTGGAACAATACCGGCTCTTCTCTCATGAATAACATACATGATTTGATTATAAGAAACCAACGCCTTTATTGAACCATAATCATAGGATAGGTTCACATAATTTATCTGAGTAATATTAAAAGAAGATAGACCCAGCGTGAGACTGTCTATATCAAACGTATCAGACCAGGTTAAGGAGCCAAATCTTTTGATCCTTCTTTCATTAGGAAGGTAAGCGAATCGACGACCTAACGATGTAAAGTTAGAAGGGAAGAAGTCACTAACCCTCGGATCCTCTATGAACTCTACAATAGAATTTTGAGAAAATGCAGTGGCAATATTCTTCCAGGTATCTCCCGCTGTTGGTGCCGAACCTGTGAACAGTGTTCTTAATCTAAAGTAAGAATCTCCCTGGCTAAAACTAAGAACAGCGTCGGGATTTGTAACCGTCATACTAATAGCCGTATCTGTTGCCCAGTTAAAATTTGAGACCCCATAACATTCGTACAAAAACCCTGTTTCAGAGGTGTCTTCTGATACGTTACCTACTGTTATTTCGTTACCACCATTCGCTATCACGTCTCCCTTATATAGTTGCTCTGAGGAAAAGAACTGAAACGACTTACCATCTCCTACGGATGGTGGAGAAATAAGTTTTATACTTGTGGTGGTTGAAGACCTTTGAGTACTATACGATTGACTAGAATCGACCGTACCGTTAACCCCTATCTCATAATAAAATAAATCCTCAAATGCTTTTGATGGGCGATAAACTTCTATCAAGCATTCCTTATCCCAGTTGCTACTGTTCTTAGATATACTGTTATAATTAAAACCCAATGTGCCGTTGTCTTCTATAACCAGAAAATCTCCTGTAGTATTTTCTATAGCCGCCTTACTACTCTGATCTAAAAGAGGATTAGTTAAAGGGTCCGCTAAAAGACTAACCACTTTAGACACCCTCCACTCTTTTGTAGATTTTTCGACCGGACTACTACCGTATTGAACAATCCTTAAAATGTCCCCTGAGGCGTATCCGTAATTAATCTGTGCTCCCATTTGATTGTCATAGGAGTTTGCTTTGCTCTGAAGGGTGTTTAGCGACAGGTAGATGGACTTTGTGGCACCGAATGAACCTTCGTTGCTATTGTCGTTTGTTGCAACGTATGCGCCCCCTATTGTGTACTGCACTTTGTTAATGATACTTCCTTGACCAGCGTACACAATTGAATATGTAGATGCCCAGTAAGGTGCAGGATTGATTAGTCTTGCCACAACGTTAGCAAAGCCATCGTTATCATCTTCGCTGGCCCTATTGTTTGTGTGATCAACAAATACTTCATTACTTATAGGCTCAACACTTCCCGCTCTCCCTCTGTCATCAAAATGAAGAATACCAAATTGATGGGTTGAACCAGATTTAAAACATCTATCGCCAAACATTTGATCATTGGCAACCACAAAACAACCACCGGTAGATACATAAGAACCATTTCTTACAACATTACCTCCTCTTAGGTTAGCAAATTGTTGTGTCATTTTAATAAATTGCCCTCCAATTGTTGGAGTAAATTGTGGAGGGTTACCAAAAATTAATGCATTAGTTTGACCCGCATTGTTCATTGACCCTTCAATTATATCGAATGTTGAGGCAATACCCTTTGGCTCTATTAGTTCAGTTTCTTGATCCCCAAAAGTAAGTTTGTTTATACTGAATGTTACTTTCTCTAGTTTTATTCTAAACCTTAGTATACCTGTAGTATCTGATTCGGTTTGATTTTGTTGCATAGGGAAAGCAACTCCTTGACCTTTAAAGGATGCGTTCTCTTGATTAGAACTTGTTTGACCTCCAGTTCGCAAAACACTAAAGCCGGCCTCGCCAGACTGAGGGTCAAAACTTATAGGACGATTCTTTGCTATAGCGTTCCTTATCTTTTGTACAATAGTAACTCTATCGTCTCCGGCTGCAAGTTCAATTGTTTCTCTGAACTGAACCCCTGAACTTATAACGCGAATCCCTTTCTTTATCTTTCTAACGCCAATATCTTTTTCTTTTGTATCTGAGGTTCCCTTTTGCACGACAAATCTTAGATTAGGAGGGCTATTTAAAACACCATTAGGGGCATTTATTTCTGTACCCCCAAGAAATCTGTCGGTTCTTAAACCTGCAAGGGCTTTTATTTCCTCTGGAAATGTTGTAGCAAGAGAATTATTTACATCGTTTCTTAACGATATAAAATTAGCACCCTCTACTGCTAAAAAATTATAGTCATTATTATTTCCTAAAGTATTTTTTATTATTACAGCACCGTCATTCCATGTAAAGGATAAAAACAATGTACTTGCTTCTGCTATGGGAAGGGTTAGAGCCGTCGTGTCTATTGTAAATTCGTTGTCTGTACCAGCATAAGCCTGTATCGTTATGTCATCAGTGGATGGCCTAGCGTTATAGTTAGGTAGCAGACTAATGTTTGTAGACGTAGGGTTATACCCTTCCGTATATCCTCCATAGTACAGCCTTCCGTTGGCTATAGCCTGAGAGTCAGCAACTTGGGGAACATTGTCAAACACTTTGTCCTGGACAGTAGCACTAAGACCAATATAGTTAGTGTCATTTCTAAACCGAATAATGCTTTTTGTGGTACCGTTAATATTATCTATAGTATCTATTAAAAAGAAAGCCGCATCTCTGTCTCCAACTCTACCATAAATCTTAAGACGGCTTACATCAGCAACGCTATTAAGAACCCCAATATTTATTTGATTGAAAAAGTTTTGTTGTCCCTGATTATTGAATCCATCCTTAAGTTGATTTGGCGCAACAGACAATTCAGAGTAAGGACTTAACGCACTCTGTTCCCCATCAAAATATTCATACTGATAAGCGAACTGAAAGTTCTTAGTGAAAATATCATTCTGTGGAAACGATGGATTGTTTTTAAACTCAAGAGTAGGCGGTGACAAAGGTGGTGCTTTGGCCGCTGTTATATATTGAAGTCTTTCTTGGACGGTTCCTGTGGTAAATTTTGTAGGATAACCACCAACCCCACTAACACTTTCCTCACAAAGAGTAGCGTTGATTTTTTTAGGGGCACTGCGTCCGTCGTTAAAGTAAATAAGTATATCGTTATTCGCTAACCTTATTAGATCCGCATCTATAAACCCATCCTCGGAGAATTGAAGAATTGAGTTTCGAAATACTATGAATGTTTGTTTTGAGTTTTGATCGTATCTAAATATAGTATGATCTAGATTTGAATTATAAACGAAGTAATATATTTGACTAGTGTTATCGTCAGCAACAACACCAATAGTTACACTGGTACCTGTGAGAGACGATCCATTTTGAATAGTACCTGATCTCAGAGTATTTCCCCAGGCGTTTTTAAGTACTAAAGAATCTTTCTCCACATCAACAGCAACCCTTACGTTTTGAGCGTCCGTCATCTCTGTCCTTTTGATTAGGCGCTCGTCGTCGTCTGTGTTGAGATACCTAGGTAGTAACTTATTTATTCTTGGCATGGTTAAGATTTAGGACTAAGAACAAAGTTTTGCCTGCTCACACTAAGTGCATCAAACTTATTGAATGACTTCATGCGTGAATTCGCTAATCTTCTTTCGTTGAAATATTCTGCACGTGCGCGTTGTTTCTCTCCTAATGGTACGCTAGATTTTCTCTCTATAATCTTTAAATATATATAGGCTCTCAATGCCTGCTCTGCCATTACTGGCACACAAGGGTTTTGTGATTTAGCCTCATCTGATATATACTCTAAGACCACCTTGGTTGTTGATGAAATAGCAGATATCTCTATACGATTTTCATTAAGATTTATTCTGTACTCCCCGGCACCTTGTCCTCCCCCCATTCCATATAATCTACCCTGAGTAGACTCATACATGAAGTTCTGGAAAACATAAGAGTCAAATCCTAAAAGATAATTCGGCATTGTTTCTGCCGGCTGGTTATTTAATAGGTTCATGTTTGGGTTATTGGCAAACACATAGACTAAGCCATCTGCTCCTAACTGTCCCAGTTTTACCATGTCAACATAATCACAGGGAAGTTCTACCGTTCCCAGGTTTTCGTTTACATCTAATATTTCTGTCTTGATATTATGACTTATGTCAAACCCGAACTCTCGAATACCACGTAACGCATACTGGCGTACCATGTAATCGGCAGGTGTTGCTCCATAGTCATCATCATCAATGCTCATTATGTAATCATTGACAACGTAATCCAGGGCTATGTAATTCTGACTCATTAAGAATTATTTTCTTTAGTTACTTCATTGCTTGCATACGAGTAAACATCTTTATCTCTAAGATTAACTCCTACTAATACTAGAACCTCTTCAACCAACTCAGCAAAATATTGCTCTGGTAATTCAAAGTCTACACTTGTTGAAGCGTCATATAACTCTACCCCTGCTACAACCGTTGTATAACCAAACTTTGGTGACGAAGGTGTTTGTGCTTGAGTCGTTGGAACTAGTCCTTCAGGTAACTTATAGTACCGTAAAATTATCTTATTAATGCTGGTGTTTACATTAGGAAAAACCTCTATGCTTGTAGCGATTAATGCTACAGGGGCAGAGTTTGAAGGAGCGGAAAGATCGCTGTTGAGTATTCTATCAATGTGGTCTTCATTGTAAACCAATTGAACTTGTTCCTGCTCTTCTACCCCTAGTATTTTTTTACCTATTGTGTTTATGGAAATAACCCTAGCAAGATCTAAAGGTTTAGTCACAGCGCCTGCGGTCAGGTTTAGTGTGACTTTTTTAGAAAAAACAGATAGGTCCTCTAGGACTGTCTTTGATCTAGAAAATATTCTAGGCCCATCTATATTAGATCTGCGTAATCTATTACCCATACTAATCTCTCCAAACAAACGATTGAACACGTTCATCTGTGCGACACCAGCGAACTGGTTAAATATTGCAGGGGTGACGAAACCTCGCTGATCTTTGTTTGCTATATTCTTTACTGCGTCGAAAACTCTTTGTACACTTGCCATAATCTGTTAGGCGTTTTAGCAAATATACGAAAATAACAAAGGGGGTTCTTGCGAGACCCCCTCTGGTAGGAACGTGGAAAACCAAATCCTTATACGTCCACTAAATTTACATGTAGTCCTACAAACTTAGGCCATTTTTTCTAGTCTGGCAAGTACTTCTTCATACAAAGTCGCACCCTTTTCTGTCAGACAAAACATTACTAAAACGTCAATTGGATCTTGACCAGGAGGAACTGAAAGAATTAAGTTACCGCTGTCGAACCAATACGCTCCGTCGTTTTTCATTTTGATTATTTGAAAATCTTTTGATTGAATAATCGCAGATCGAACCTTAACCCTAGGATCATCAAACATTCTGATAAAAGCGTCAGGACTACTCTTCGCCTCTCTAAGAAGTTCTCTCCTTATCTCTAGAGTCTTTTGCTCTATGTTAATATTTAAGGCAACAGCAACCGCTAGAATCTCATCAAGTTCTTTTGTACGAACTAACGCTACAGCGTCATGAACTAAGAACTCTTTATTGACCTCTGCCTCCGTATTCCTGGTGTTATCAACAATGCGAAACAAGCCTCCTCCGTTACCTATGTTAGAAGAGTGTGCATATAGGAACTCTCTGAGGTTAGCCTTTTCTTCTGGGACGCTTAATAAACCATCCCTAAATACTACATGAGAGCGAACAGATGATGTGCTTTGCTCATCCTTAAAAATACTAGTTTCTCCTGGACAATAACGAATCTGTCTTACTTTTTTTGTGACCTTATCGTATACAGGGATTTCGGATTTTATTTTACAGATAATGCCTCCACCTTTAACGATCTCAAAGACCACTGTTTCATCTCTTGTTCTTTCTTTTTTAATTGGGGAGTATCGACCTTTTGAGGTCTGAGGCGCTGGGGCCTTTATTGTTCTTGGCGCAGCAGGTGCGCTTTTTGTTTTTTCTTGTGACATAATTGAATATAATTAATAAGTTTATTTGGGAGTGAGGAGGGGGCAGAACCCCCTCCGTTCCCTAAGAATCAATAAGTGATTACTTAATTAAGATATGCTGGTTAGCAGCACGAGTAACTAGAGTACACTCAGAACGATAGTTAAATTGAAGGTCGTCAGTATTTGTATTATTGACACCTAAAATAGAACCAGTCATCCAGTGCTCCATCTCACGGCTATATCCGTTTGTATCCTTGTAGTTAAGTTCCAAAGCAGCAGCACGATCGCCAGTCTTTGGATCTACAACCGTAGTCAAAGGAATCATAGCACCTCTGTACTTAGCATCCGCAGCACCTAACAAAGTAGGATCGTTAAGAAGTTTCCAAGAATGCTTGTGGAAAGTATACCCTCCACGAATAAACGATTGGAATCCTAACTCAGCACCACGACCACCAAAAGCACTAATGCCATTAGTTCCGTCTCCGAATCCAGCAGCACCATTCATAGTTGCTACCATGTCATCAATTGCTAGACCTTGTGTAGTATTAACATACATAGCGTACTCAGGAGCAGCGCCTTGCTTGTCAAGTTCTGCGATAAGAACATCTAACTCGTCGAATCCGTCGATCTGTCCGTCATGAACAATACCTCTGTTTTCGATAGCAGAGAAGTAACCCTCACCACCTGTGATAGTAGAAACATTTGCATTTAAGTTAGCAGCGTTTCCAATCTTCTCACCGAGAAGCATCATCATTTCACGCTTGTCTAAGAAACGAGCACGAGTGTCCATCTCTCCTTTAACATACCATCTGTAGTCTCCGTTACCTACGTTGATCCAACCAATGTTAGTTGCTTGAGAACCTGTAACCTTGAATACTTCCTTTATAATGTTATAAGGGTTAGTACGCTTGATTACGTTACTCTCTAAGTAACCTTTGTTTTGATCAGTTCCTTGTCCGAACAAGTTACCAATAACAGGAATCTCAACAGTTGCAGTACTTCCTGAACCAGTAAGTCCTGTAGTTGCTAATGATTCAAATGTATAAGTCGCAGTCGCTGTTAAGCCAATCTCTCCTGTTGGGGAAATAGCAGCAACGATAAAACGATCCTGGCCCTCTATAAGTACTACGTCATTTAAACGAAGAACTGAAGCGTCAGTTGTTGCTTTAGTAGCGATAACACTTGTTGCAGCGACGGCAGCAGTGGCTGTTGGAGTAACTTTTGCAGTTGAATGCAATCTAGTCTCTTCCCAGTACTGAACTTCGTCAGCCGTTCCAGATGCTCTGATAGCACCGGTTAAGGATAAAAATCCTGTTAAGCCACCAGAGATTTGCTGGTAACCATAAGTTTTGACTAACTGATCCCTGTTATCAGGAGCGTTAATCTCGTTAATGAAATCTCCTAAAGAAGAGTATTTCGCTGGATCCAATTGTCTAAAGACAGCAGGCTTGTTGTCATTAAAAACTGGAGGAAATGTATTTGCCATTATAGTTTATTTTGAAATTTATATATTCTTTAAAAATGGTTGTCGCCTTCCTAGTGCATCAAGCACCTGGTTAGCAACTGAGTTGTTCCGAGGTTGTACCGGTGCCGCTGGTCCGCTCGCGTCAATGTTGGCAGCCTTTTCGACTATCCCCCTTTGACCATCGCTCATCCCTTGTCGATACACATTCTCTATAATACTAGGCAGGTTGTCTGTAACAGTCCTGTGCATATTCCAGAGGTCGTGATCCCAAGAGCCACCGTCATCTACGTACTTCTCAAAGTACTCATTCATGTTAGTGTTAGACTTGTTTAAATCATTTCGATATGTCTCAGATACACCATAGTGAAACTCTTTTCCACTAGGCAGGTCAAAAGATATTTTATCTAATCCTGCAAGCGAGCGTCCGCTATCTTGTATCCATGGCGTATCAAATGGATTACCACCATCTTCACTTCCATCATTATTCGCTTCAACAGCCGGGCTAACATACTCACTACGGAGTGTGTCAATAGACTGTCTGGCTTTTTGTGCGTCAATCTTCAGTTGCAATTTTGAAACCTTTGTCTCCTCTTCACTATATAATGCATCATCTACTTTGTACTTGGAGTTGATTAATGTATCAACTTCATCGTTACCTAAAGAAGGATATTCACTTGCAAGGTGGACTCGCATTACAGTACGGTCATCCATTTCGGACGGCTCTAAGGACTGATAGCGAAACCAATCTTCTGGGTTTCTTCCTGTCTTCTCTACAAAATCAGCAATTACTTGGATTCGAGGATCTAGATTTGACGCTTCCTCTGCTACTTGGCTAGACTCTTGTACAGCGGGCGATCCCATTTCGGGAGAACCAAGGCTGTCTAAAAAATCTAACTTCGAAACAGATTGTTCGTTTGTCATAGAACTTCCGCTTTCTACCTGAGGTTGTGGTTGTTGTGCCACTTGCTCTTGTACAGGCGCGGGTTCCTGCGTTGCTTGCTCAACCGGTGCCGCTGTTTGTGGAGCGGGTTCGGCTGGTGTATTATTTGGAGAAACTTCTGCTGCTTGTGGAGCAGGAGCCTCCAGTGCTCTGCCCATCCCTTCAGGTGGACCACTCATTATTTCGAAACCAGCATCTTTAACTGCTTGTTCCATGTTGCCTTCTGTACTCATCTCAATTAAATTTTATAGTTGTTCTTGCAAATCTAAAATATTATTCTTAGGTTTGGAGGAGTGAAACCAAATCTTTAATAAAATGAAACATTTATTTTTATCGTTAGCCGTTGCTCTCTCGTTGGGAGCACAAGCACAAGATCAACCACAAGTAAGAGAATCCATGTGGCCCTTAATCGAATGTGGTATACAACACACACTATATCCTTTAGGTAATAATGGCAGCCGACACTTTGACATTACGTCTAAGTATAAATCAAAAGAACTGTTGGGCATCTTAATGAATCAAGCGGAGTCGTATGTAAAAAATGCCGATTTATTTGTTGGTGTTAGTAATTGCTACACCTTCTACTTTGAGGATGATCACTATGTTAACTACTGGGAAAATACAGAAGGCACAGACACTCCTGAGTTTTTTGCTTCAGGAGGAACAGGTGTTAGGTTAAACAGACCTACACGTAAAGTTGTCAGCGGAGTGTTACAATAAATTCCTAAACACAGACAATAAAAGAGGGGGCCATAAGCCCCCTTTTTTTGTTCTTATATCAATCTATAAGTTATCTTATTTCAAAAACATATCTACCTTCACCCTCCATCGTATTGCTGAGTGGTCTAAAAGATTTTCCTCTTTCTTTCATCTGCATTAAAACTTCTTCTGTTACCTCTTCTCCAGTTTCTTGGTCAAAGTACTTGTCCATAATAAAGTTACCACCTTCGTCTGATCTTAGGTAATCCATCCCTCCTTGTTTAGCACTTTGTGCCATATCTCTTAGTTGAGGATTAACAGAACCAATACCCTCTGTTCCGATAACGAACTCTGCAATCATCTGCTCATCTTGGGGTTTAAGTTTTGATCCCCTAAGCATATCTCTTAGTATAGGCATAGACGCATTATAAATTTCATCCGGAAAATCTTCAGTAGACCTTGGCATACTTTTTTGAATGTATCGTTTTTCGTCAGGCATATTTCCGCCCTCCTCATAGCGACCAGCCTTTCCATCTGTTACAGCCTTGGTATTGGTGTCGCTTAGGATGGCTCGTGCCATATCTCTTTGCTTTGGATCATCTAGTAGAGCCTTCAACATACCACCTTTTTCGTAGTCCATCTTTCCGCCCATACCATATGCTTGTTCTCCTGCACCTCTTCCAGCACGTCCGCTTCTCACAGCCTCGCTGTTACTCATTGCTAAGTTGGCTCCTCCTTTGCGATACTTCATTGCCCCGCCTGAGCCATACATCTCACTCAACTTACCACCTGATTGTGCTCTAACAAAATCATTAGGTCGTTGTCCCATTTGTTTGTTTTCTCCACGACTCTCGTTTCTTCTGTCTGTAAGACTTTGAAGAAATTTTTTCTTAATCCCTCGGAGGTAATCTCTTTCTCCCATAGACTCGTCGTCTCTGCTATTATAACCTTGACCCATTACATTTTTGTTTTTAGATGTTTCAAATTTACGGCACTACTTGATAAGTTCGCTATGTGAGATTTTATATAGGCCATTAATCTTTTTTCGTCCACTTGAGTATGATGCCTGAAAACTACCACTTTACTAAGTTAGACCAGTAGGCAGCGCTCATTTTTCCTCTCTTAATATTCTTTGCATGCCTGGCTTTAAAGGATGCTTTCTTTTTGGCACGTGAAGGACTAGGGTTTTTCTCTGTTACCGTGTCTGCTCCTTGCTCTCCAAATCTAATTATCTTTATTTTGTCCCCTTCTTTTGCGACCACAACGTGTGATTTTTTGGGATGGGATGGTGTTCTCTTTGGTTTGTTAAAGCCAGAGACTCCAACCTTTGTTAATCGATAATCTTTTTTCGTTGCCATTTACTTTACTCGTATGATATAGCGTATATGTCAATATTGTCAACCATATTAAAGTACCCCGCCTCTTCTAACAAAGCAGACATTTTAATATCATTACAATGAGCGTGCTCAACCTTAATGACTTTAGGTCGAAGAGGACCATGAAAGTCTATCGTTTCTAGTATTTTTAAATCATGACCTTCTGCATCTATTTTCAAGAAATCAATCTGAGGGAAATCAGAGCAATGCGTATCTAGTAAAGTTTGATATGTCATACACTCAACCTCTTCGTCATGAACCATATGGGCGTTCTTTTCTACAAGACCTTCAGTTTCTAAAGTAGCCATTCCCCTAAAGTCAGAATCTTGTTCACACACGTCTTCATTGTATACTTTCATAACACCTGAGCCGTCGTGATTAGATATAGCGGCATTGACATAGGCTACGTTTTCTAGGACTGGTAACTCTTCTAAGTATTGTGATAAAGGCTCAACAATTACGCCTGTCCATCCGTGTTCTGCTAAAGGTATTAAGGTGTTAAAACTATTTGATCCTATCTCTATGAAGTATTTCATTTTATTGGGTTTAAAGTATCTGCCAAAGATACGACATTTAATTATTGGTTTTTTTTTGTTGGTGGTCTAGTTCTTTTTTTAAATGGGCTATGGCTTTTTGAATATCTTGGGTGATTGGGTTATCTGGTTTTTTACCAGCCCTTAATAAGTATGTAATAGCAGTCCCTAAATTATAGTTATCTGATTGAAAGTCCAGGACAACATCAAACGCTTCTATGCGTTTGTGCTTACCAATATAGTATTTGGGAGTGGTACTCATGGCTTAGAACAGAATGAAACAATTATATATCTTTCTCCTTTTGAGATTGGCCGACCCCCGTGTCTGTGTGTTATCTGGGCTGGGTGTATGGATATCTCCCCGACATTTCCTTTATGAACTTTTTGTTGTCTCCAGAACCAAGTACCCCCACCCTCAAAGTCTCTATTTAAAGTCAAGACACAAGATATAGAACCGCTGTCGTGATGTAAGGATAGATGACCTTGAACGTCTTCTTGATACTTTATCATAAAGTTTTCGCTCGATAGATCTGGCCACGGCTTACCATGCAACTGCCATTTATGAATAGCACAGGGGTAAACAAATTCTTTTAAAATCTTAGAGTAGATTTTATCTAATCCAATCGACTCTAATAGTATGTCTGTTGTTGGATAAAAGTCATGACGCTCTTTTGTCCACTTGTCTAACTTGTTCGCTTCGTCAATTACTAGAGTACAAAACTCCTCAGTAAACAATGGATAAGAAAAAACATCTGGCATCGTTTCATCAACAACTAAATCCCACTCTTTTGTTTTGGCTGATTCATGAACAAACCTCTTTACAAATTCATTATAAGAATAATCTGACAAAGAATGAATTGATTTTGGTTCTGTTGTAGAAGTTGCACGAGTGCTTGACTGTCCTATAAAATCATTTTTTACAGCCATAGCAATACTATCCTGAGTTATGAAATCCAGATCACCTCTTGGGTGATCACAAAAGGTAGCGGGAAGAAACTCATCAACAGGGAAAAGATAATTATGAAAGTTCTGTTCAAGTATTCTTTGCACTCCTTCATCGGTAAGCATATACGCATGAGCGTTATAAGCATACCTGGGCTTACATAAATATTTATTTACTCCCTTTGGAGGCTGAACAAAATTGCAAGAGAAATACATTAGAGTCCAATGCTGATCAGTTTTTAATTCGCTGGCTTCGAATTTTCTTTTTACAGAAAAGTCTTCCTCTAGTATTAAAATCTTTTTGTATTTTTTTTTGGATGCATCTTTCCAAACCGCGTGATGTGATGCGGCACAACCTATTTCCCCATCAGTTATTTCTCTGTTATGAAAACGACTAGACGAATTAGGCATTACCCAATTCTTAAATACGCCATAATCAGAGGGCATATTTTCCCCAGTCTTACCGTTGCAAGCGTCCCATATCGTTAATGAAGACTTAAAACCAAACTCTTTGAATCTTTTTTTAATGTCTGCTTTTTTTTCATCTGTAGGGTTTAGACATATTACATATGTCATATCCGCATCTTTGTCTTCGGTAACAGTTAATGTTGTCGCTGTTGGTTGTGTTTTTGAAAGTAGAGGTCCTGCGCTCATTTTGTTGTCTATTAAATTTAACCATTCGTTAGTGACGTTAGACCAATCCCTGGTCTGAATGTATTTGTCAATCCTTTCCCAGTCCGTAGACTTGTTGAAACCGTTGACGGTTTCTTTTAATCCAGCAATCTCATTAGTGTCCACGATAACACCATGAGCCATCATCTCTAGAGCCGTAATACAATATGTTTCTTTGTAGTCTGTTGGGTAATACCAGGTCTCCGTAGTTCCCATTCTTTTATACAGATCTTCCGTAGGGAGGGAGCCAAGAAAAGTTACACTTTCAGTCTCAAGACTTTTAACTTTTTCTGCAAAGTATTTGTCATAGTATTCTAAACCGTATGCTGGAGTGGCAATTGCAAGTGTAGCATATGGTCGTTTTATCTTTATTGTTGGCCACTCGTTTAATAAGTTATCCAATCCTCTTTCTGGGTGAGAAGAATATAAATAACTTCCAGGAAGTTTATAGGTTCCTTTTTGAATGTCTGATAAAGAAATACCATTACCTATTATTTTTATCTTGTTTTCGAGCGTAGGATTGTAAGATAAAAAATGTTGCTTGTGCCAATTCGTTAAACAAATAATGTTATCACATATGTCATATGCCTCTTGAATATGGACCTCTGGCATTTTTTCACCCTCGAACCAATAGAAAGGTTCTTCATTGTGTAACCAAAATAAAACCTTTTGTATCTGATAACAGTTGTAATGCTTATAAAAATGTAAATAAGAAACGCCCACGAGAACATCTATCTCTTTAGGAAGTTGATAAAAACTCTCAAGAGGCAAATACTGTATAGCCACTTCGTCCGTGTGTTCTCTAAGTATGGTTGTATGCTCTACCTGTCCTACTATAAATACTCTATAACCCAAAATGGATAACCATGATGCTAACTTATTTACACACTGTTCAGTTCCTCCAAGACCTGGAGTATAACAATTCCAAGGCGAGGCTGAGTAGCCTACATGAAATACTATATTCATTTTAAGATGTATTTACTTCCACCATCCCAATGTACCCAAGGAATTTTTTCTCTTACTCCTTCAAAATCTTTAAAATATTTTTCATTGTCTATTTCGTTAAACTTAGATTGATAGGATATTAACCAATTGCTTGGATTTAGTTTGCTTATAATTTCATTTCTCCACTCTAAAGGACATTCTGAGATAGCCCAAGTAGAAACAAACAAAGTGTTTTCCTTGTAATGAACAGGTGCAGAAGTAAATCTTACATCATAACCAGCAAGGTTGTGTTTTTGAATTTTAGTAACAACAGGTAAGTCTATTATAACGTAATCTCCAGTGTACCCCATATTCATAACAAACTTACAGAAGTCACCACACCCTCCACCTAATTCAACTATTCTGTCAAAGTCAGTAATATTATTCTTTGTATGTGTTTGATACTTAAAAAAGTGATGATTGCTTTTTAAGTTATAGGGATTTGTGGTAAAATGCTTAAAAGGAATAGACTGTTTTTTATGAAAATGATGTTTGGAAGTATAGCCATAGGTTGTGTGTAACATACAAAATTCCCAAATATATTTTTCTGATTCTTCAAGAGAGTCATAAACATCTTTAGCATAGTCTAGATATCCTTGGTATAGCCAACACTCGTATAGGGGAATAATAGAAACAGAGTGCCAGTCTCTAAACATATAAAGGTCTCCTGTTTTTATAGAGTGCTCTAACTCAAGGGACATCTTGTCCCATTCTTCTTGAATTTGCATTGCATTATATTGAATTACTTCAAATATACAATGTTTAAATTAATTGTTTATCGTAAGAGTTATTGATGATGGGTTTATTTGCTCGTCTATTTCTGACTGAACCGCTGTTTCTGTCGCTGTTACTTTATCCGACCCCATAGCCGCCTTAGTCCAAGACACCACATCAGAGTTAGTCAAGTCAGCAAAAGGTGTAAACCCACTAAGATCACTAGTACTTATTACTTGTGTGTTAATACTTGTTGCTGTGTAAGCATTACCATCAGGGTCTAAAGTGTCTGAAGTTCCTCTTACTATCCAATGCACGTTGTATACCACATCTGTGTATTCTCCGTCAGTAGGGTAACAGTCTACTGTTTTGCAATTCCATGTTATTATTGTTGCCATTATAATTGATTTACTTCTAATGTACCTCCGTCTACTGTAACTGCATATCGAGTTCCACTACTGTCTCTTAATATTAAAGCGCCACCGTTAGTCTCTATTTCACAGTCACCACTATCGTCTATCGAAAATTGAGTTGTTTCTGTTCCGCTGTCCGAAACCTTACCCATCCTAAACTCGTTTTGTTTGCTTTGGATAAACTTGAGTCTTTGATTTGCAGTTGAACCAGTTGCGTTCATCAACATAGTTCCTTGAACAGCACCTTCTAATACTAATCTTCCTATATTTCCAGAACCTGTAATATGAAGCATAACACCTCCAAAAGCAGTACCATTTACTGTACCAGGAGACGTATTGTTAATTCCCACCGGGCCTGCGCTAGTAATTCTGATTCTTTCTGTATTACTTGTAGAAAATACAGTAGAACCCCCTTGAGTAGAAGCCATAAAGTTATTTCCATTTCCGTTTCGAAAAGCCAGAAGATTGTTTCCATCCCCTACAGTACCCTCTGCATAAATTTTTCCTATGGCATTTCCTTGTACAGATACCATCTGTAACTCCATTGCAGTTGTAGTACTATCTAAACTTTCAAATGATAAAATGTGATTACTATTACTTCCAAATTGTATA